GGACGCGATCGGGCTGGCCCGTGCCACCGAACTGCACTCCGGCTCGTTCTTCGGGAATGGAGCCCAGATGGGCACCTACATCGAGACCGATCAGCCTCACAAGCCTGAGGTGCTGGCACGTTTCAAAGAGCAGTGGAATGACGCTCATCAGGGGCCAGAGAAGTCGTACAAGACTGTCGTGATGCCTTTTGGCTTCCACCGCAAGTCGGTTGAGATTCGCAACGATACCAGCCAGCTTATTGAGACACGCCGCTATCAGTGTGAAGAGGTGAGTCGAGCCTACCGCGTTCCAGGCCATTTGATCGGCGACCTGTCGAATGTGCGGTTCTCGACGGTGGAGCAGTCGGCCATCGACTTCGTCACGTTCAGCTTGATCCCCTGGTGCCGCCGATGGGAAATGGCGTGCCGCCGTGATCTCGTAGTCGATGACAAGCAGTATTTCTGCCAGTTCGACACGAACGCCCTGATGGTCGGCGACTATGCGGCGCGTTCGCAGTTCCTGCGGGAGATGGCGAACCTCGGTGCCCTGGACATCGACGAAATTCGTTCGCAGATCGGCTACAACCCGCTGCCCAACGACCTGGGCAAGAAGCGATTCGTGCAGGTCAATATGCAGTTGCTCGAGGCGTTCACCGCGGACAACCCGACCGGCCAAAAGCAGACCTCCGCATCGCCGACGCCGCCGGCCGGCGTGGACGCTGCGCCCGAGCCGGCCGCCACCGACGCCCCCGCGGCTGCCGAGGACGCCCGACAGGTCGCTGGCGCGGAGGTGCTGTTCAAGACGAATCTTCGGCGACTCGCCGCGGTCGAGGCCGACGGCGTGCTTGAGCGCCGCAGCAAGCCCGAGAAGATCGCAACGTGGTTCGATCAGACGAGCCAGCGGATGCGAGAAGAACTTCGCGAGGCCGCAGAGGCCACTGGTCGAGACATCGACAAGTTTGTTGGAGATTGGGTCAACCGTTCGCGGGAACTCCTGCTTGAGTGCCATCGCAGCGGTCAGAAATACGAAACAGTCACAGAAGGCTGGTGCGACAAGCACCTGACGAATGATGCCGCAGCCACTTGAAGGCGTTGTTGACGCATTACAGGCTTCCCTTGCCCTGCACTTTTCGCAGGCCGAGATGTATGAGCTTCAGTCAGTCCACCTGACCCGCTGGGGCTACGGGAAGCTGGGCGAGACCTGGGCGTCCTACGCTGCCGAGGAGCGCGGGCATATCAAGAAACTCTCAGAGCGACTGGAATTCTTCGATGTCCAGCCGTCGCCGACTCACGACGAGCCGGAACTACCCAGGCACGACTTTGAATCCATCCTTGACGTGAACTACGAGGCCGACGTGACGGCCGCCGAGGTCGAGCGGGCTGGCTTCATGACGTGCATCGCCGTCGGCGACTCAGTGACGGCCAAGCTTTTCATGAAGCTTCGGCGCGGAAGTGAAGATTCGATGGCTGGTATCGAAGCAATTCGGAAGGTGATCGAGCAGATCGGTGCAGAAAACTACCTCGCTAATCAGGTGACGGCATGAGCAATGAAATTGAGCGGCGCACGACGGTCTCGGACGCTACGGTTGAGTACCGAGACATGGGGAACGGCGAGAAGAAGCCCGTGATCTCGGGCTACGCCGCCGTCTTCAACTCCGAGAGCCGCAACCTGGGTGGGTTCGTCGAGACGATTCACGAGAATGCGTTCGACGAAGTGCTTGCCGAGGGGCCGGATGTCATCGGCGTATTCAATCACGACCGCAATCTTCTGCTCGGCCGCACCGGAAACGGCACGATGAAGCTCATGAAAGACCCTTACGGTCTTCGTTACGAGATCACGCCGAACGAAAACACGTCCATCGGCCGCGACGTGATCGAATGGGTTCGCGATCGGACAGTCGTCGGAAGCAGCTTCGCCTTCGCAATCCGCCGCGACGGCGGAGATTCGTGGTCTACAGACCCCCAGCGAGGCATTCGCAGGCGTGAAGTGAAAGCGATCGGCCTGCTCGAGGATGTCGGGCCTGTCGTGAGGCCAGCCTACGACACTTCCAGCGTGGTTGTGAGCCGCCGAGCCATCGAAATGGCCCTCGGTGAGAGCCATCGGCCCATCCAGACGATGGCGAACGCGGCGAAGCGCGGCCTGAAGCTGGCTCAGAGGGCAGAAAACGTCGATTCTCGCCTGCTTTGCATCGCTGAGAGGCTCGCGAACCGCGAAATCGTGTCTGTTGAGGAGGTTTTGTACCTCTCCGAGGTCTACGAACGCTGTTTGGCGGCGAAAGTGACGGGCTGGTCGGGCACGCCGGCCTGGATTGAGTGGCAACTGGCTGGCGGTGACGCTGGGCAGAAGTGGGTGGATCGGCGTGCTGCTTCCGCGCAGCCGGAAGCAGCCCCGTCGGTGGACTTGCCCACTGAAACTGCTCCCGGCGCACCCGTTTCCGAGGAACGAGCAGCCTCCGACGTGAATCTGACTCCCACCGCAGGCATGGCCGCCGCCGCAAAGCGTGGTCTGGCCCTGCACGAGGCTGGTCGATCGGGCGACGGGCTCAAGCCGGAGACGGTTGCCCGTGCAGGTAAGATCGCCGCCCGCGAGGAACTGACTCCAGAGCACGTTCGCGAGATGCGGGCGTGGTTCCGCCGGCACAAGGTCGATAAGCGAGCAGGCTGGTCAACGAAAGGCGCTGAGACCCCAGGTTATTGTGCCTGGATGTTGTGGGGGGCAGACGCGGCGTGGAGGTGGTCTGAGGCCAAGGTCTCGCAGATGGAGCGAGCTGCCGGTCAACGCGCCATCGACGAAGACGCCGAGGGCATGGAAGAGGAATATCCTGGCACGCTCTCGCAGGCGAACCTTGATCTCGCCGAAGCTCAAGAAATGATCGCAGCCGACGAAGGCCAGTGGCCGCAGGAAGGTGCGGCTGGTGCCCACTACATGGGCGAGAGCCCGTTCTCTGGCCGCGGCATCATGTGCGCGAACTGCGTCTTCTTTGAAGGCGGCGGCGCATGCGAGATCGTGCAGGGCGACATCGACCCAAATGGTGTGTGCAAGTTCTGGATCATCCCCGAGGAACGTATGAGCGCAGAAGACAAGAAGCCGGAGCCTGCTCCGGTTGATGAGAAGTCGCCCGAGGATATGCGGGCGGCGAAGCAGGAAGAAGAGATTGCAGTGAAGCTCGCCAACTTGAAGGCGACAATCCTTCGCACTCAGTTGCACAGCATTCCAAAGGGTTGATAGTCTACAAGTAGACACATTGCCCCGCGACGGATGTCGTGGGGGGCAGTGCGAGCGTCTCGAGGATTCGAGAGCGCGGCGCGCTAGCGGGTACACCCGCCGGCCGCCGCACACCGCGATTGGCCGGCTCAAACTAAGGAGCAGGCAAATCATGGCGTCGAATCTCAAGCGTCTTCAGGAACGTGCAGCGGCAGTGGCCGCTCGGATGACCGAACTGGGCGGCATCGAGGATCGCTCGGCCGAACAGACCAAGGAACTCGTCTCGCTCGGCAATCAGGCCGACGACCTGAAGACCTCGCTCGACTTCGAGGAGCGGATCGCCGCCAAGGAAGCCGAACTGCGTGCGGTGGTCGAGAAGGCCGCTCCCGCCCCGGCCCCCATCGCCGAAGTGGTCGCCAAGGTCGAAGACAAGAAGGTCGAGATTCGTTCGATCCAGCCTCACCACACGAGCCTGCGGGCGTTCAATGACGGCCCCGAGGCTGTCGAGAGCGCCTACCGCTGCGGCCGCTGGCTGCGGGCCGTGGTCTACAAGAACGCCGAAGACATTCGGTGGTGCAAGGATCACGGCGTTGAGAGCCGTGCTCTGGGCGAGACGAACAACTCGGCCGGCGGTGCTCTGGTTCCCGAAGAGTTCGCTGCCCGCGTGATCCGGCTCGTCGAAAACTACGGCACGTTCGCGGCGAGCAACGTCGAGAAGGTGACGATGACCCGTGACACGATGATCATCCCGAAGCGAATCACGGGCACCAGCGCTTACTTCGTTGGCGAAGGCACCGCGGTGAACGAAAGTGAGCCGACCTACGCGAACGTGCAGCTCATCGCGAAGAAGCTCGCGTGCGGCACGAGGCTCTCGTCCGAGGTGGTGGAGGATGCCCTAATCAGCATCGCTGACCAAATCGCTGTTGAGTTCAGCACGTCGCTGGCGCTCAAGGGCGATTTGTGCGGCTGGTTGGGCGACGGCACTTCGACCTACGGCGGAATCTACGGCGTGGTGCCGAAGATCAACGACGGCACCCACACCGCTGGCGTTCTGACTGCCGGCACGGGTGCGACGGGCTTTGAGTCTCTGACCGTCACTGACTTCATCAAGACCATCGGCAAGATGCCGCTCTACGCCCGCCAGGGTGCTGCGTGGTACATCTCGCCGGCTGGCTTCGCTGCCTCGATGGCCCGCCTCCGCTACGCGGCCGGCGGCAACACCGTCGAGCAGATCGGCGGCGGCGTGACCGAGCAGTTCCTCGGGTATCCGGTGAACCTCGTCCACGTCATGGACGGCACGCTCGGTGCCGATGCGAGCAAGGTCAAGTGCATCTTCGCCAACCTCGGCCTCTCCAGCATCTACGCTCGTCGTCGGGACTTCTCGGTTCGACTCTACGATCAGGTGTATGCCACGACCGATCAGCTCCTGCTCCAAGGCACGATGCGGTTCGACGTGGTTCACCACTCGCTGGGCGACAACACGACCGCCGGCCCC